CATGAAGACAAGGGCCAAGTGACCATTGAGAATATCGACGGTTCAAATGGTCGGATGGAAGCCTATCGCGATCACTTCCGCTGGGATTGTGGTTTGACGGTTCGCGACTGGCGTTATGTGGTTCGCATTCAGTACAATGACGAGGATCTTGTCAAAGATGCTGCGTCTGGTCCTGATCTTCTCGATCTGATGGCTGAGGCGTGTGACGTGCCGCCAGACCTTTCCGGGCGTCCAGCCTGGTATATGAACCGTCGCGCCAAGTCATATCTGCGCCGTCAATTGCGCAGCGTGACATCAAGCTCGACGCTTTCGATGGAAGACTATAACGGCAAGCCGACGATGACCTTTGAGGGTGTTCCTGTGCGGCGTTGTGATTCTCTTCTTCGCACTGAAACCGGCATCGCTACTTAATAGCGGCAGAACAAGGAATATTTTATTATGATTATGGACGAACGCACTGAGTTTTGCGATGCCACCGCGCTCAATACTGGCGCGGCAGGCAGCTATTTGATTGGCGACGTGATCGACACGGGCGGCGACGGTATCAACTTTGTGGATGATCTTTATCTGGTCATTACGGTTGACACCACGGCCACCTCTGGCGGTTCTGCAACCGGGCAATTTCATCTGGTTTCAGATGCGGCCGCTGCGATTGCTGCGGACGGCTCTGCAACCTATCACTATTCGAGCGGCGCTATTGCTGTTGCGACACTGGTGGCAGGTTACAAGGTCGCCGTTGTTCGGCTTCCTGCCGGTACGTATGAGCGCTATGTCGGTATCTTGCAGACGACTGGCACGGCAGCCTTTACGGCTGGCAATGTCAACGCCTTCCTGACGCCGAACGTTGATCAGTGGAAAGCTTTTGCTGACGCTGCCAACGCTTCAATCACTTAAGGGGGACTAGCTCATGTCTGACATGCAACAGAGAAAAGTCATCGCACGGGGCTTTTATCAGCCTCCGGGCGGTGGTTGGCGTATCTTTCAGCCAGGTGAGGACATTCATGTTCCTGCCAGCTTCAAAGCCCGCTGGCTTGAGCCGTCCGGTTATGACGATGCAACGGCCGAGCCGGTCAAGCGCACCCGTCGCAAGAAGGCTGAGCCTGAAGTAACCGAAGAAACTGAATCGTCTGATGACGACGCCAGTTGATATTTGCAACGTGGCCTTGGCTCATATTGGGCACAAGGCCACAGTTGTCTCCATTGATCCGCCTGAGTCTTCGAACGAAGCGGAATATGGTGCGCTATTCTGGCCAACGGTACGCCGTTCAACGCTGAGTTCTCATTCGTGGGGCTTTGCGACTGTGCGCGTATCGTTGGCGAGTTTGGCGATCACACCACCTACGCCCTGGCTGTATGCGTATGCAAAGCCTTCGAATTGCGTGCGCTTCCTTGGTATCAAGGAGCCGAATGCAAGCGATGATATTCCATTTTCGGACTATCGCGAGGGGCGCCAGAATAACCAGACTGTGATTTACTCGAATGTGGAGACCGCTGTGGGCGTCTACGTCGAGGACGTGACAGATAGCCAGCTTTATCTGCCCGAGCTTATCACGGCTCAGGAGTATCTCATGGCGGCAAAATATGCCGGTCCAATCATCAAGGGGACTGAGGGCATGAACGTTGGTCGATCGATGCTTGAAATTGGGATGAATTATCTGGCTGAGGCAAAGCGGATTGATGCGTCTCAGACCAACAATAGCGATGTGACGAGCCCGAGCACATACAAGGCGGGACAATTACAAGCACGCGGCATTAGCTCCGTGACAGAAACGCCAATTATCCGCAGCTGATGGCTAAGCTTTACACGCGCTCATTTAATGGCGGCATCATTTCCCCGGACATGTGGGGCCGGATTGATGACCAGAAGCACAATACAGGGCTAGCCGTCTGCAATAACTTTATTGTATTGCCGCAAGGTCCGATTACAGCGCGGCCAGGACTGCGCTTTGTGCGTGAAGTCAAAGACAGCTCGAAATTCACGCGGGTCATTCCGTTCCGCTTCTCTGCCACGCAAACGGTCATGATTGAGCTGGGTGAGGCGTATATTCGGTTCCATAGCTTCGCCTCAACGCTACTGACACCGACTACGGGTCTTAGCGCGTATGATGGAGCAAGCACATATGATCAGGGTGATCTGGTCACGGAAGGCGGCAAGACCTGGTATGCGGTGAGCGCTGTTCCGACCAGTCAAACACCTAGCTCTAATGAGTATGGCGCTGCGCCGGTTGTGAGCGCCGCATGGTCCTTAACGTCTTCCGGTAATACGTCTGTGCCGTCTGGCTATACATTTGTGGGCACTGAGTTGCCGGAATCTGTTGAGGTTGGCGACAAGGCCGCGGTTTCGCGCATTTCTTACGAGATTGTTTCAACGGTTGGCGTGACCGATGGCGAGCTTGGCCGGGGTGATCTTGATATCGAGCTGGTCGAAACAACGGTTTACGACGCGTATGACGGCGCAGCAAGTTCTGCCACTGCGGGCTATTGGTATGAGATGGGGACAGCCTACGAAATTCCTTCGCCCTATGCTGAGGCAGACCTGGCCTCGATCAAGTTCGCGCAGTCTGGCGATATCGTCACACTGACGCATCCAAGCTATGACCCGCGTGAATTGCGCAGGAACGGGGCGACAAACTGGACGCTTGTAGAGTCATCGTTTGGCTCAAGCCTTTCGGCGCCGACAATATCAAGTGTAGGGGCAACCACGGCCACGAGCCCCGGCGACACACAAAGCTATTCTTATGTTGCGACTACGGTTTCAGATGACCAGCTTGACGAGAGTGTCGCCAGCTCGGCGGTGAGCGCGACTAATCAACTGTTTGATACGGGCGCGCTGAATACAATCAATTTCGGCACGACTGGACGGCGCAACGTCTATAAGCTGAGTGGCGGGCTTTATGGCTACATAGGGCAGACGACAACCACGAGCCTGATTGACGATAATATTGCGGCCGATGTGAGTAGCACGCCACCAGACAATCAAGATCCTTTTGCAAGCGACTATCCGCGCACGGTGGCCTATTTTGAACAACGCAAGGTGTTCGCTGGTACAAATAACTTTCCGCAGAATCTCTGGATGACGAAGACGGGAACAGAGAACAATCTGGATTACTCGATTCCAATCAAGGATGATGACGCGATTTCGATTAAGCTTTCAGCGCTTGAAAGCTCAACGATACGCCACGTTGTCCCGCTGGATGATTTGATTTTGCTAACCGATAGCGCTGAGTGGCGGGTCGCGCCGGTGAACAGTGAGAGCATTACGCCGACAACGATATCTGCCCGCGCAACGTCTTATATTGGCGCGAACAATGTGCAGCCGGTGGTTGTGTCTCGAACGGTGGTTTATGCTGCGGCCAGGGGCGGGCATATTCGCGGGCTTGGTTATGATTTTGAGGCCAATTCTTATGTCTCTGTTGATCTCAGCCTGCGGTCTCAACATCTATTTGATTATAAGTCGATAACAGACATTTCTTACGGCAAGAGCCCCACGCCGGTAGTCTGGGCGGTTTCCAGCGATGGCAGCCTATTGGGAATGACATTTGTGCCAGAGCAGCAGGTTTATGCATGGCACACGCATACGACTTTGGGCGGCACCTTTGAAAGCTGCGCGGTGATCGATGAGGGCGATGATTCAATTTGTTATGTGATCGTCAACCGGACAATTGAAGGAGCGACCAAGCGATATGTCGAAGCATTTGCAAGCCGCTATTACGCTAATCTCAGTGAGTATATTGGGCTTGATAGCTCTGTTTGTTACGATGGCGCTTCTACCGATAGTTTTACTGGGCTTGGTCATCTTGAAGGTGAAACGGTCTATGCTCTGGTTGATGGTGCGGTGCAGGGGCCTTTTACGGTGGCAAGCGGCGCCGTGACAATAAGCCAGGCGGGCGAAGTGGTTTGCATCGGTAAGCGCCGCACGGCGGACGCTCAGACCCTGCCTCTGGTGGCCGAGATACAGGCTTACGCTCAGGCGCTCGTCAAGACTGTCAAGAAAGTGACTTTGCGCATTTATCGC